TTAGTTGAGCCAGTCACCGTCAATTGGAGCTATTTAACGATTGACGATGAAGCGACTCATTATGCCCTCAATACTGACCGTGTCCCACTTCAAAACGCTACTTTGATTGTGGGTGAGACGAAATGAGCAAAGCTGGCATTAGCTATAACATGCAGATAAAAGGCATGGACAAATTGGTGGCAGGTTTGCTTAAGCGAGCAAAGATGGACGTTGTCAAACAAATCGTCAAGCAGCAAACAGCACAGCTCCAGACTCGTTCTCAGCAAATGACCGGCACCGTGTATGCTCATCCTACTGGTGCTACAAAGCGTGGCATCAAGTTATCGCTTGAAGATGGCGGTCTAACGGGCATAGTTGGCATGTCAATGGAATACAACCCATACACCGAAAACGGGACCCGTTTCATGCGGGCACGTCCTGTATTGAAGCCTGCGTTCCTTTATCAGAAAGTGCAGTTTATTAATCAGCTTAAACAAGCAGCAAAGTAGGTGATTCAAATCACATCACCAGAGCAAGAACTATACGACTACTTCTATGCTTTCTCGCAATCATCTGGGTACAAGACCTACGACCATTTGCCCATGCAGCAGGAGAACGCCCCTTATCCCTTCGTCATTGTTGGGGATATTCAAGTTGTTCCTACCGCAACAAAGACGTCGCTCAATGGCAATGTGCTAATCACAATCGACATCTGGGGCGACAAAAAACAGCGTTTCACCGTATCTGATATGGCGGAGCGCTTTTTTCGTGCCGCGATTGGGCAAGTGCTAACTGATGATTACCGATTCTATGGACGTGTAGAAGACCATTCAAAAGAGTTTACACAAGACCAGAGTGTCCCTGACACGGTTCTCAACCGAGCCACGCTGATACTCAATCTCAATATTTTATAGGAGGCCATAACATGGCAAATGAATTAAAAGTGCTAGAAGGCATGGACGTTGTTGCCTTGGCTCGCAAACATAGCGATCAAGCAACGGTTAGCGGCCAAATTATCCCTTGGCAGACTTCGCTGTCATTTGACCCGTCTGTTGACAGTGATTCCACTGTTACCAAGGACGGCAATGTAGCAACAAGAAGCTCGGCAAGTACCGATCTTGAAGTCGAATTTCTTAATAACACAGCCGCAATTGCAGACGTAATGTACGACTCACTGTTTGACGGCGAATTGCTCGACTTTTGGATTCTCTACCGCAAACGCAAGAACGCTGAAGGTAAGTATCTCGCATGGTATATGCAGGTAACGGTGCAAGAAGATAGCAGCGACAATGATCCTGACGACCACTCTACTCGCGATGTCACATTTTCTGTTAACGGGACGCCTAAACGCGGATGGACAACTCTCGATGACGAAACTCAGGAACAGGTCGATTACGTATTCCTTGGGGTTGGCAAGGTCACTGATACTGACAAGACCGGTGGTGGTGTCCAGTGGGATTCTGATAAAGATCCAGGTACGAGCGTTTCAGGCGAAACAACAACCACCACAACCACGTCAAAATAGCGGCCCCAAGTGGGGTTAGCGTTGGCCCTACATCTGATGGGGCGAATATCAGCGCCCAGTAACCATGTCAATCAGTCGCCTAAGAAAGTCACAGTACGGGTTAAACCCGGGCGGCTTTAAAAGAAAGGATTTTAAATCATGCAATTAACCATTAACGGTAAAGAATATGAGCTTAACTTTGGCGTCCGCTTTGTTCGCGAAATGGATAAGAATATGGGTGCCGTCATGCACGGAATTAACTTTGGCATGGGTGTTGCAAAGGCACTAGCTGGTCTGAATGCATACGATGCTGCTGTTTTATCAGACACCATTTATTCAGCCACCGTGACATCTAAGAAACGTCCGTCAGCTAATGAAGTCGATGACTTTATTGACAGCAATTCAGACTTAGACTCTCTATTTAAGCAAGTTGCAAATGAAATGAACAGTGCTAACGCAGTAAAAGCAGTAGCAAAAAACATGAAGGCCTAGATGAGGACGAAAGCGTTCAAAAGAGTAGTGAAGAAACGTATCACGAAATCTTATTAAACGCTTTTGCCTATCTAGGCTTTTCTGATATTCGGAAAATCGAACGCATGACGCTTGTTGAATACGAACTGCGCATGGAAGCTTATCAGCTTAAGCAAGTCGACAGACAGAACGAGATTGCACAACAAGCATGGATGAACCAGCAAGTGCAGGCAACAACTGGTATCAAGAACCCTAAGCCTAAGTTCAAGAAATTTGATGACTTCTTTGACAAGAAAGCAGCTATTGATAACGTGCGATCAAATTATGAGCCCAATTACGAAGTGTCACAGATGAGCACAACAGAACTAAAACAGAATAGAGCACAAGTGTTCGCAAAACGGATGGCCGAATTTCAGCGTTTGAAGCGCGAAGGCAAAATTATTCCGTTATCTGAAAGAAAGGAGGGAGCACATGGCTGACAGTTTTAGTGTTGAAGCAATTTTATCCGCCGTTGACCGCAACTTTTCGGGGACTTTTAATAATATCGCGAGTTCTGCGTCAAAGGTCGGCGATAGCTTTCAAAATTCGACAAAGCCAGCTGGTAATTTTGTATCAACCGTGAGCAAAATTGCTGGAGCCATAGGACTTACCAAAGTTGTAGGGGCTATTGGCGATGGTGTGAGAAGCATGGTAGGAGAACTAGACGAATCAAGCAAAGCTTGGCAGACGTTTGAGAGTAATATGACTTTTCTTGGTAAGACGCCTGCACAGATTTCATCAATTGAAAAGTCGTTACAATCATATGCTCAGGAGACCATTTACAGTTCATCTGACATGGCTTCTGCCTATGCACAGTTTGCATCAGTAGGCGTAAAAGGCGTTGGTCGCCTTGTTAAAGGTATGGGTGGCCTAGCTGCTGCCACTGATAATCCCAAGCAAGCTATGAAGACATTGATGGAACAAGGCACACAAATGGCTGCTAAGCCAATGGTGCAGTGGGCTGATTTTCGTCTAATGCTTGAACAGACTCCAGCAGGCATGGCAGCCGTTGCTAAAGCAATGGGCATGAGCACCAAAGAACTGGTTCAGAATGTTCAAGCCGGCAACGTAAGCACGCAGCAGTTCTTTGATGGCATCGAAAAGGCAGGAAACAGCAAGGCTTTCCAGAAGATGGCCACAAGTTACAAGACAGTCGGTGAGGCAATGGACGGCCTTCAGGAAACACTGGCAAACAAGCTTCAGCCTGCTTGGCAGGCGATGTCTAAAGTCGCTGTCGGAGCTATTAGCGGAATCATTGAAAAAATTAGCGCCATTAATTTTGATTCTGTTATAGCATCAATCGGCAACTTTTTTTCTCCATTTTCGGCATTGATTTTGAACATCAAGACACAACTAAGCAGTTTGGGGAAGGGCGACTCGATGAGCGGGCTCAGTTCCGTTCTCCAAGGAGTAGGGTCCGTTTTACAAACCATTTGGAGCCTAGTTGGTAGCTTAGCCAATGTTGCATTTGTCAATCTAATTAGTATTGCTCAAAAGGTCGGAGATGCTTTTAATTCGGCATTCGGTAATGGGCAAATTTCAGGAATATTTAACGTAATCAAACAAGCTGTTACAGATTTCGGAGTAGCAGCAATGGAAGCGATGACTACTGTTGGAAACTTTATTGCTAATTTACCGTGGAAAGCAATTTTTAACGGTGTTAAGGGCGCTCTAATCGGACTGGTGGCTGTTTTGAAGCCAATCGCAGCTATTGTTAAAGCAGCGTTTGCCAACGACATCGTTAAATCATTTGCTGCGGCGATCCTTGGAGCTGTCGGGGCATTCAAAGTAATGGGATTAGCCATCGGCGGATTTTCAAGCGTTCTCGGTGTTTTTTCTAAAATGATCGGCCCTATTAGAGGCGTTATATCCGTTATCACTAACTTCGGAACTATCGTAAAAACGGCTGGTGGTGTATGGAAAGCGTTTGGATTGATCTTAGGCATGAATCCGTGGGTACTTTTGATTGCTGGGATTGCAGCAGTGGTTGCTGGTCTGGTGTACTTTTTTACCCAAACCAAGACTGGCCAAAAACTATGGTCGGGATTTGTTTCGTGGTTACAAGGAGCTTGGCAAGGACTTGTAGGAGTTGCGCAAGCTGTTTGGAATGCTATATCGGGTGCGTTTACATCTGCAATTAGCGGAATTCAGACAGCTTGGGGCGGCATTACAGATTTCTTCAGTAATCTATGGACTGGGATTACGACCACGGCATCAGCTGCTTGGACAGCATTCACAACCACTCTCTCAGCTATCTGGCAAGGTGCTGTTACTGCAGCAACGACAGTTTGGAACGTGCTATCCACATTCTTCACGACTCTGTGGAATGGAATAGTTGCAGTAGCAACTGCTGTATGGTCAACCTTTGGTGGTTCCCTGACGACAATTT